AACTCATGTCCTGCATGATGGTGGCGGTGAGCGGGTTCATCGCTTCGCCCAGCCCGCCGATCTGGTGGAAGATTCTGCCGGCTACGCCGGCGCCATGCTCGGCTGTGATGTGCTTGACGTAGCTGACTTTGACGTATTCGCCACGGTTGTTGAGAATGTCCATGACCGCAGGAGTTGTCATGCCTGATTCAGCGATGCGGGGGAGCACCAGTTCTTCCCTGATCTTGCGGTAGGCTTTGGACAGATCCTCCAGCTTGTCATACTTGGTGTCACCGATCTGACGCTTGAGCGCATCGAGCACACCTTGTGCTGTCTTGGCGTCCAGACCGCCCGGGCTGAAAATGTCTTTGCGGTTTTCGATGATGTGGCGATTTAGCAGATAAGAGCCAAACTGTTTCACATCCACACCCAGCTTGAGCAGCGGCTCGACGACTTCTTTGAGCGAAGCGTTGATGTAGTTGCTCACTTCGGAAGCGATGTACTGAGTTTCCTCCAGATCGGTGCGGGCTTTACGCGCTCGCTTGACCACATCCGGATCGCTGGACTTTTCCATTTTGCGGATGTGCTTGAGCATGGATTGACCTTTGTCCACCAGAGCGGTGAATAAGGTGTCCGCGATCTCTTTTGGCTGCCGGATACCCGCTTTCTGCGCCTCGCGCAAAGCGGTGTCGCCGCGCTCCATGCCCTCAACCTGATTGGCCAGGCGGCGATCACCGACCGCCTCTGGCCCGCCGGCGTAAAGGTTGAGTACGTCGTTGATTGCTCCGGAAAATTCCGGCCGCTCAGAGGCGTAACTGTCCATGGCCTTCGCAAACGTCGGAGCGGTTTGGCGGAGCAGCTCAGGATCGTTCATCATCACCGACACCGCGTCGGCGTACAGTTCTTTGTCGCCGTAGCGGTAGGCAGTGTATTCGGGGACGCGCTGGTCGTCAAAGGGCTTCCACTCTTGGGTCAGCGCTTTGAGTTCTTCCTTTATTTTCACCTGCTCAGCCGCCGTGCTGTTTGGCATTGCGTTCGCTACACCGCCGGTGATCTTGGAAATGAAGTTCGGCAGCTTGCCTTTGATCTTGGCCATGCCGGGGAACCATTGGTCCCAGTGGCCAAGTTCGTGCATCAGCGTTTTGGTGGCAACGGCGGGATCTTTGCGGTACGCAAAGAAGTCCGTCTCGCCGGTTTTGCGATTGTATTCTTTCGTGAACACCATATCCGCCGGGTCCACTTGAATTTCTTTTTTGGTGCGGTCTTGGAACTCATTGAACTTTTGCTCAATGTCTGCCGCTTCTTCAGCGCGGGCAGTGGCTTTGTCCGGTGCTTTGGATTTTTTCGGCCGAACGGCTGCTGAGTTGATGCGATCGCCAATGGCCAGATCGGGGCGCAGCATGATGTCGGAGGACTCGGCGTCATATTCAAAGCGGCCACGGGCGATCTGGTCTTTGACCACCCTGGGCACTTTGCCTTCATTGAGCTGCTTCACCATATCCACAGCTTCAGGAAGCTGAATGCCATAGGGTGATTGCGGCCGGGGAGCGTAGGACGACGGACTGATGCCAACTTTGCGCGCATCGGCGCCCACGCGCGACTCATCGGCCGCGGACTCCATGTCGTTTTCTACACCGGCACTGTCGTCTTCCGCTTCACGCTCTGTTCGTTTTTCCTGAACGGGCGGTGTTTCTTGAACATCCTCGCCCCCGAGAAACTCAGGTGTGTCAGGGCCTGGTGGAGGTGTTTGCTTGGGCATGGCCGACTCTTCACCGCCGAGAAATTCTAGCTTGATCTTCGCCTCTTCGGCGATTTTGTCCATCATGCTTTCAAGATCGCCGACGACATCGGCGGTGGCGTCCATCCGGGCGTCTTCCTTGGCGGCCAGCTTGTTGTAGCCGGTGACGGCGCCTTTGGCCCCAACCGCCGCGCCGCCCAGCGCAAGACCGCCCACCACGGATACACGCCCCGCTTCTTTGGCCTGTTCGTGCGTCTGAGGCAAACGCTTTTTGTACTCCGCCGTCCAGTCATCAATCGAGCCGGAGGGGTTGTCGGCGTAGACATCGGCGGCTGCTTCCCAATAGGCTTGGGGCACGTTTTCCCCTGCTTCGGGCAGTATCAACATCGGGATAGCCATCGCCCATTTGAGCGCCTTACCTGAAGCACTTTTGGCAAGAGGGCCAATCAGCTCTTTCATCACCCCGGCCTGAAAGATATTGCCAGTCTGCTCCATAGCAGTGGAGGGAACTGCGTTTACCAGCGCTGCGTCCCGGGCCACCTGGGGGTCTTTACCTTGCTTGATGTATTTATCGTAAGACCCGCCATACGTCGTCTGGAAGATCAGACCCGTAGCGACCGGCTGCATGCCGGGAATAAAGTTAAGCGCAGCAGGCACAGCAGTTGGTCCCAGTGCCTTTACCGTTTTTTCGACCAAACCGCCAACGCCCTCCGGATCACCCGGGAGAAACTCCGGCATGCCCTTGGCGAACGAATCGGCGGCTTTCTGATCAGAGCGCAGCTTATCTTGGATGAACCTATACATCGCCGGCCGCTGCTGGTCTTCGGGCAGATCAGCGGCGATCTCTCCCCATTCAGCTTTATCAGATTCGGACAGCCGGGCAAAATAGCGCGCCATGGTCTGTGCCTGATCGGCGGCACCTGTCGGCGCGGCGGTGATGCGCTGAGCAGAGTCTGCCATGCCCCCTATCTGAGCGCCAAAGGCTTGGGCAGCAGAGCCCGCACCTTGCGCCACGGAGCGGCCAGCCTGGGAGCGCAGGCGGTCCATGGAAAACTCTGGCGTGCCTTGGCGGAGCGAGGGCATGTACTTGCGGGCAATGCGGTCCATGGTGGAGAGCACGCCGGTGTCTTCTTCGTCAGCAAAGGGGCTGCGGCCGGCGGTCATGCGATCTTGAGCGTGCTTCACCGCTTTGTCGAGGATCGGCTTGGACTTGGGATCAGCAAACACTTTCTCCGGATCGGTCGAGAGAAGGAAATTCAGTTCATCTGGTTCCAGCGTGGGAACGATGAGCGGAATCTCAGTCTCTTTGCCTTCAAGTTCGATGCCTGCAGACAGCTCGGTGGAGACGCGCCCGTCCGGCCGCCGAAGCTCACCGAAATATCCAGAGCCTTTCGCCGTACCATCCGCGCGGGTGCCGTACCTATACTTCGCTGCTATGCGCTCAAGTTCGTCGTCGCGTAGAGTCATTTACCTCTGACTTTCTTTTTCTCATACAGCGCGTTCACCTTGGCCGTCAACGCAGGCGTCACTGCATCCCCAGGCTTCCACCCGGCTTCTTTCATCAAGCCTTCGACCTCTGCTTCAGGAATTGCCACAGGCTTGGTCGGCGGCTCGTCTTTGGGTTTGCGCACCGATGGCGCCGGGCCGCCTTTGCCTGTTTCATCAGGCCAAGGCACAGTGGGCTCTTTCTCCAGCGGGCCTTCGCCGGGCAGATGGCCTTTACGCCGGGCGTCGGCTTTGAACTGAGAGTACGGCGCCCGTGCGATGCGGCTGTCGTTCTCCGCTTTCTGCTCGGGGGTCAGCGAGTAATAATTGATGTCATCCCTGTCGATGATGCTGTACTCACTCTTCCACGCCTGGCGAAGATCAGATTCGGACTTCCACCCATCCCCGATCTGTACCATGCCTTTATCGCGCAGCTCTTGCGCCCGCTCCGCTGCGGTCTTGCCGTCGCCCTTATCTTCAGGCGGTCCTTTACGGAACTGGGTGTACCCGTCCTTTCGCCACTCCGCGGTAGACGCGCTCTGGGTGCCTTTCTCAAACTCCAGTGGCTCCCAGCCAACATTGGGCTTAAACCCCCATATTGAATCGTAGGAGGCTTTTTCAGGCTTGCCGACCGTACCGCCGCGCGCTTCAATCTGCGCAACCACCTCGTTGTACTGAGCTGCTGGAGCGCTGTTGGAATGCGGCTTACCTTCCTTGTCCACCCATTCGATGATTTTGTAGTCCTGCTTGGCTGCTTTGGGGATCAACTCCTGCTGCATCTCCAGCAGCTTGCCCGCGGTCAGCTTCTCTTGGATGGACAGCTTTGGATTGGACATCACCGCCTGCATGCGCATCTGCGCATTCACCGGGTCCATCATGACGCCCTCAGCGTCAAGCGGCCCTTCAGCCCCGGGGGTCTGGGCATAGTTGGGGTTGCTGCCCAAGAGGTCAGCGAGCAATTGCTCCTGTTCGCGTTTCTTCTGCGACTCCTGGGTTTTCATGTAAGAGTCGAGCAGCCCAGCCAATGCCTGCTGTGTGCCGCCCGCAGGCCCGCCGAAAGGATCTGTGGTGTAGCCACCAAATTGAATTACTGGCATTAGAACCAATCCTCTATTTTGCTGAGTATTCCTTGAATGGGGTCAGCCATAAACCCGATCACATCTCCGAAGCCTTCACTGCCGGTAAGACTTTCGCCAATATTACTCCACGTGTCCTCGCCGGCCCATGACCTTAGCGGATCGGCCCAATAGTCGGCGGCGGCGGGCAGGCGCTTGAGCGCCGTGTCCCAGTCGGAGTTATTCACAGCGGCGTCGAACTCTTCGCCCTTTGTTGGCCCCCAGCCAAGTTTGTCGTGGCCCCAGGCAAGCCAAGGCTCAGTCGCAAACGAAGGCTTCCATCCGCCATCGCCAATGCCGGTGAAGACGTTACCTGTCTTCTGGCCATCCACCACCGTGTCCGTGTTGTTGGATGCGGCGAGCTGTGCGCCGATGGCCGCGGNNGCTGCGGCCATACCGCCGCCTGATCCCCCGGCGCCCCCGGCGCCTGCACCGCCTCCACTGAGCCCGCCAGAGAACTGCCCTCCGCCCAAGCCGCCGCTGATGCCTGAAGTCTCCCCGCCCATTGCGCCCATGCCGCCAGAGAATTGCCCGCTGCCACCAAGGCCGACGGCCGACCCACCACCTGGGGAAGACACGGTGCCGGACGGTTGCCCGCCCTGCTGCCCTTGCTGCATCTGATCCATTATGTCCTGGACCTGATCGTAGCTGGGCTGATTGTCCTTCTCTCGCTGGTCATAGGTCGGCTGCTCCTGCTCAAAGGCGTACGTGCCTTGGGCGTTACCTTTGGTGAGTTCCTCGATCATCTGCTGGATTTCGTAATCGGTCATCTATTGAGCCCCTTCTCCTACCCGAAATTGCTGAAATCCGTTCCGCCGGCGGCGCCAAGGATGGACTGCAAGAACCCTTGGCTCTGCGTCGGGCCTTGAACAATCGGGCTGAAAGCAGAGGTGCCAAGCGTGCTTGGAAGCAAATTGAGCCAGGGGTTGTTGTACGCCTGCTGAGACAACCACTGATTGTAATCACCTTGGGCTTGGGCCTGATTAATCCCGTACTGCGTGCCGCCCACGTTCTGGCCCTGGGTGAGCATGGCCATGAGCTGGTCAAAGGGCTGCTGCTGTGTGGCGTTGGCCAGCCCCGGCACCTGCGCTGTGCGGCTCAAATCAGCCTGGCCGGCATTGAACACGTTGTTCGTGTAGTTGGCGTTGGCTGTGTTCTGCGCACCGGTTTGGGCCATGCCAGCGGTGAACTTGTTTGCGTCAAACCCTTGCTTTTCACCGTAGAGCGCGTTGGCGAGCTGGGAGTTGAGCCCCGTCATCATGTCTGCGGCAGAAGAGGCGATCGCCCGATTGCCTGCACCGGACGACCCCGCGTTGTTGGAGATGAACTTTTCCTGCACAGCCGGGGCGATGTTTTGCTCCCAGTTCTTCATGGCCGGATCGACGAGCGCGTTTTGATACCATGCCTGGGCTGCGGCCGGATCGAACTCGCCCACATCGTAGCCCGCCACTTGCTGCTGCTGAATGCTGCTGGGGTCAGTCCCTGCCATCAGCTTTTCAATGGCCGAAAGCGAAGTCTGGTTTTGCTGCGGGTTGGAGCCGAGCAGCCCCTGCATCTTATCAAAAACACTCTGCTGGATGCCTGTCGGCCCCGTGGTGGTCGTGCCTGAATAGCCTTCCACGCCCTGGCCGAGCTGCTCACCGAGCATTCCACTGAGCTGATCAAGCAGCTTCTTTTGCCCCGGGGTAAGGGTTTCCGCAGTACCGGTTTGCTTTGCGTCGTCGGAATCACCGAGTAGAAAATCTCCTACACCACCCATGCTAATCCTCCAATTCCATTACGGTCATTCCAGAGCGAGTCAAACCGACTCGCTCAAACGCTTTCGGGCTGCGTGTCGCAAGCGTCAGCTTGGCCGCTCCAACCTCGCGCATCAGTTTTTTCCCGATGTTCTTTGCTTCGGTGAGAATGCCTTTTCGCTGGTACTCTTTGTCCACCGAAAGCATGTGGCAATGCAGCACCCGTGTGATCGGGTTGAGCGTGAACCACATAAACCCTTTGACTATGTGGTCATGGTCGGCGAACACGCCAATAAAATTTATCGACCAGAAACTCTCTGAGCTACTGGCCGCTTTGAGCACGTTGTACAGCCGGTCAATGTCTGGCACCGCAGGTTTGATCTGTTCAATCAAGTACCTCGGGACCAGTGCGGCATCATTAAGAGCAACGTAGCGTAATCCTGTACCTTTTTTCATATGCCTCACGCTGGGGGTGGGTGTGAGTTGTGGGCGTCGTAGCGCGTCTTGAGCGTTTGCACCTCTGTGTTCAACCTGTTGATGGTGTCCGCGATGTCAGCGTAAGACCGATCAAGATAGAGCACCAAGAGCCGGAAGTACTCCACAAGCGGATCAGGCTTGGCACCGCGCACATCTTGCAGCGCCGCAGTCACCGACTCGGGTTTCCAAGGGACATTTGCGGTGGTGGGTAAAGTCGCCATTATATCGGCCCCGCTGCTTTAAAGTACGGAACAACCGCGTGGATTCTCACCGGCTGATCCGCTGCATTGTTGTAAAAACGCACCCGATGAAACTCACCTTCGGCGCCGGCGTAAAACCGCAGCCACACTTTGCTATCTGCGACCTCGGGGGCGTCGTCACCACATGCTTCGGTCTGGGTCAAGTAAGCCGCGGCTTCGTGATCAATGTAAAAAGAGATCTGGAGTGAAATGCTTGGGCTGCGATCAACAAGCACATCCACCCAGCCAAGGCGGGCTTTGCGGCCATTTTTCAGATAAGGATTCCACCGGCCAGAGAAGATGTCCATCTCAATAGCTGCGCCATTGTCATTTTCCCCGGTGTTCACCGTCCACACATACCCGGTTAAATCACCGCCAATGGTAGTAGGATAGCCCGCCTGAACCGAAACGTCGTCAAAAGAAGTGGCGATGTCATCCAAGACTTCGGTAATATCATCCAGGACAAGTCCTGTTTGGCCGACCTTGTAGTACCCGTAAACATTGTACCCGAAGTCATATTCGCTCCAGGCTTTATCTTCGTAGTTATAAACCGCCGTCCAGTCGTTTGTGCTCGAACCAATTCGGGGATAAGAGATGAGCGCCTGGCGCAGTTCAGCGGCCACGATCGCGTAGATGAGCCCGAAATAGGAGTGATCGATTGACGCGGCAAAATCGGGCACTTTGTCATCTATGGAGTAGACTTGGAGCCCGTCTGTTTCGTTGATGCTGGTTTCGCCGACAACACCCATTTTGTCGCCGTAGTTAAATCCAGAGTAGGTGCTGTACGCGCCATCCACACCGCTGATTCGTTCCCAGCGGAAGGGTAAGGTGGAATCACCGGTGTAGCGCAGGCGCCACGTAGACTGAGAGAAAAAGACAATCAAATCGTCTTTGACAAAATCTGCCGCGATGATCCACTCGTTGGTGGGGCAGTCAACGTATTCGTCGTTTGTCCAATCATCAGGATCGCCGGCCGTGCACCAGCGGGCACGCTGCGGGAAAAACGTCCCGTCTTCGGTTGTGCGCAGCACCACCAGGCGTTCTTTGTAGAGCAGAATCAGCAAACAGCTATCGATGTCTGTGCCATCACCAAGATCTGTGGTCACGGCAGAGAACGTGATCCCGTTGTAGCTCTGGAGAGGATCATTGTTGTTGGTGACAAAAAGGCGGCTTTGATAGTTGGCGCCCCAGAAGAGATCTGCTGAATCGCCGGTCCAGATGTCAGCAGAGCCGATGGCTTTGAGTTCTTCATCTGTTTCGTCGTAGTACGCCGCGCGCTTGGTGTCGAACACAACCAGAGACGATGTGCCCGCGGTGTTGTCCTGATGACCCTCGATACCAACGATCGGGTTGCCAGGATAAAAGGAATATCCAACAGTGACCGCGGCCGTTGTGTTACCGGAAAACGTAATGTCAAACACGCCAGTCGTGTAGTTGATCGTGCCGGTGCCATCGCCAGAAAGAGTCCCGTCGCCATCGTCTTCAATGACGAGCGTTGCGTCCGTAAACTCAACCGTGCCGATCTGGACGGGCATCTCAGCCAGCGTGCCTGTGTAGTGAGCAGAGCCAAGTACGCCGACCGCTTCGGCGGCAACCGCGTGGGGCATGCGCGCAAAAGGCGCGCGGCCGCGGCGCTTGGTGATGGCGCCCCGACGCAGCGAACAATTCTTCATCGTGGTGTAGGCTTCGCTCGGGGCAAGCCAGGGCTCAACGCCCAACTCGACACCGTAGCGAAAGTTTCCAACCATAAACGGAGTGTAGCCCATTAACCCTCGATTTGTCTCACCAAGCGGTTCTCTTCAGCGATCTGCACCAGGCGCACAAGCGCGGGGTCAGGCTTGGGTGATCCGTCAACCGACATGTTGTTACGGAAGGACTCGATCGCCTGCTGGTTGCCCTCGAGCAGCCGGTTGGTGTCAAAATGCAGGCGGGCCATGTAGTGGTCGAGACACTCTTTGATCTCGAGGATCTCTTGCCCACCTTTGGCGGACATGCGCTTTTCAATCCACGCCGGGCACCCGTCTTCGCCGTTCCAGCTACGCTGTGGACAGCCTTTTTTAAATGCGGCCAGGCCACGTATGCAAGGGGGTTTAAGCATCTTTTGCCGCCGCAATTACTTCTTGGTACAGCGGGGCGCTATTGCTACCCGTGGCCGCAGTGCCCGAGGCGCTCGTGGCCCCCGTGCCCGAGGCGCCCGTGTTCCCCGCCC